CGCCATACTCGATGCGGACGACGTGGCTCCCGCGCTTGGAGCAGCGCGCGTGGAAGCACGGCCAAAGGAAGATGCTCACGTTGCCCGTCCCTCGGGCTCGTCAGCCGCGCCGGCCAGGGCCTCGCGGAGCATCGCCTCGGCAGCGATCCAGTCTCCGATGCCTGAGTACTCGATGGCGCCTTCGCAGGCGCCCCGCAGCCGCTCCACTTCTGCGATGAGGTCACCTACATCCCGCTGCACCCAGGTTTCGTAGCCGAACTCAAACTTCGCCCTGATCGAATCCAGGTCAAGCGCCATCACACCCCCTCGGGCTCGTCCGCCGCGCCCAGCGCGACGAGGTTCACGTCGAACCGACGCCCCAGCGCGAACGCCCAGAACTGCAACATGGCCGGGGTCGCAACGGCACGACCGCCGAGCACCTGATTCAGGTGCTTCGGGCTCACGGCGACGCGACGGCAGAACTCGGCCTGGCTGATCTCGTCGGCCGCGAGCGCATCGGCAATCAGGCGGGCCATCCGCGCCGGTACGGACTCGAAAGGCTCGCTCATGCGTATCCCTGAGCCGACGGTGGCGGCATGTCGAAGTCCTTGAGCGTCTCTCCGAGGCTGCGCTCCCCGCTGCCCTCGGGCTCGTCAGCCGCGCCGGCCAGGGCCTCGCGGGCGCGCTCGCCGCACCAGGAGTCCGAGACGGAGATCCATGCAAGGTGGGCAGAGAGGATGCGGTTGACCTCGGACTGGATGTGCGCCCGTGCGAACGGGTCGCTGATCTGGGGGTCCCAGGCCACGCGCCTGATGTCCTCCAGCACCTCCACCAGGGCTTGCATCTGCTCGCGGGCGCGGTCGTCAGGCATCGGTTACCTCCATCGCCTCACGGTCCGGCCTCGTCACGTCATCGCGATCGGGCGCCCACGCGAGCACGCGCAGGCACTCCGGCTGCTCGCGGCCGCCCCACTCCTTGGTGACGAGCGCGGAGGTGATCTGCCGGTCGTCGTTCCAGGCCAGGCGGTTCAGCGCGTCGAGCAGCTTCAGCACGTTGTCCGCATCGACGCGCCCCGGGATGGCGCGCCGGCCGGCGGCCGACAGGCTTCCCCGCGTGCCGTAGTGGGAGGGCGGCCGTGAGAACATGGCGGCCACCTCGACACAGATGGGTCCGTCGGGCAGCCGCGGCCTTCCTGCGGCGTCCCAGGCGGCACGGATGGCGTCTTCTGCGCGCTGGGTCTGCACGGGCGTGTAGGCATGACCGTTGCGCGTCATCCGCGGGCGCTGCTTGCCCACGATGGCGCCAAGCACGGTGAAGGAGACGACGGGGCTCGTCACGCCGCCGCCCCGATCCGCGCCCGCGCCCGCGCAAGGTGAGCCGCGCGCTCGGCGGCCCGCGCCGGGTCGTGGGCCGCGCAGTAGTTCCCGCCCAGCACCGCGCGGCGCCGGCACGGCTTCCCCCTGCCCGGGTAGGTCGTGCGAAGGCCGGCGCAGGGGGTGCTGCGCCTCGCCCGCCACCAGCGGTGGTAGGCGGCGCCGTCGGCCTTCAACCCGTGGCGGTAGTTGCGCGCGCTGGTGACCGCCTCCAGGCGGCGCAGCGCCCAGCCGCGGTGGCGGAACTGGGTCTCGATCGAGTTCGCCAGGCTGTCGACGCTTGCGTAGGCGGTGCGCGGGTGGAGCTCGCGCGCGACGGCGCGAAGGCTGAGCCCGGAGGCGTAGAGCACGCGCGCCTCGACGATCTGCTCCTCGCTCATCAGGTAGGGCTTCCCGGTGTGGGAGCGTCTGGCGCGGATGACCGCCTGCGGCGCGGCGCCTCCGGTGGCCTCGCTGCACCAGAGACAGCGGCCGTGCTCGTCGAACGCGACCAGCTCGCGGCAGGCTGGACACCAGGCGGCGAGGGGCGGGCTCACGCTGCTCACAACAGGGCGCCTTGCCGTGGGGGCACCATGGGGGCACGGCCACGGCGCCGATGCCCCCCGACCGCCCGAAGCGGGGGCGCTACCGAGCCAAGACCGGCTCCACGACAGGGGCACTCGACATCATCGTGGAGTCGGACTAAGTGGCGATTTGCAGGCACGACGCCCTCAGTCCTCGCGCCGTGGGGGCACTGAGGGGGCACCGCGTCGCCGCTCGTCGCCCAAAACAGCGCCGTAGTCCACCTCGCGCGGGTCGAGGATCACGTGCGTGTAGATGTCCGCCGTGGTGGCGAGCGAGCGCTGCCCGGCCCACTCCCCGATCTGCGCCCAGGTGACGCCTTGGCGGTGCCAGAGCGAGATGCGCCGGTGGCGCAGGTCGTGGGGCGAGTAGAGCGGGATGCCGGCGTGCTTGCAGGCGCGGGCCATGTCGGTGCGCATCGCATCGTGGCTCAGCCCCTCGAAGACTCGATCTTCGAGGACGCGATCCTCCCGCGGCACCAGGTCCTCGACGAACCCGAAGAGCAGCGCCGGCACCGGCACCCAGTGCGCCGTCCCGCCCTTGTTGTGACGACGGGCCACGCGCCAGCGGGCGGCCATGGCGTCGATGTCTCCCCAGCGGTGGCGCACGAGCTCGTTCCCGCGCAACGCGGTGGCGTCCAGGATGCAGAGCGGCAGTCGGTACTTGCGCGCCACGCCGGCGAGGATCGCCTCCACGTGCTCGGCCGGCGGCGGCGTGATCTCCTCGCGCTTCTGGTAGGGCAGCACAACGGTCCGGTGCCGGGCGGGGTTCGGATCGACGCCGGCGAAGTCGAGGAGCATCTGCAGCGGTCCGAGCACCGTGCGCATGGTGCTGCGCCGGAGCCCCTTCGCCTCGAGCTCGCCGATCCAGGTGGAGACGTCCTGAGGGGTAATCGATTCCGGGGCTATTTCGGCAAGATTCCCGAGGTGGGCAAGTCCAGCGCGGTTGATCCGGCGCGTCGCCTCCTGCACGTTGCGGCGGCTGGCAAACCACGCCTCGACGTACTCCGCGAGCGGCTTGGGCGGCGTGGGGATCTGTCCGAGCAGACGCAGGTCCGGCGCTCGGCCGTTGGCGATCTCCCAGGCGATCAGCTTCATCCGCGCCTCGGCGTCGGTGAGGCGCGCGAAGGTGCCGCCGGCCACCTTGGGGCTCTCGCGGCCGCCGAGGCGGTACTGCACGCGATAGTGCCGCTTCCCCGCGGCGGTGAGACGGACCTCGTACCAGATGCTCGGGGTCATGCGGCCTCCCAGTTGCGGCGGATCTCGCCGCGAGGGTAGGCGCGGATGTGCGCCAGCGCATCCTGGGTGGCGATGTAGACCTTCCGGGAGCCGTCGATGGCGTAGACCGGTCCGGCGCGGAAGATGCGCTCCACGTCGACCCGCGTCAGGCCCAGCAGCCGCTCGCAGGTGGCCCGGTCCATGTAGAGGGGGAGGTCGCTCATCCCGCCTCCCGCGCGAGCATGGCCTTGAGCATGTCTCCGAAGCGGCTTCGGAAGATCCTTTCGAAAAACCCTTCGCCCTTGAACCAGTGCCAGTAGTCGGCGCCGCTCAGCGTCTCGGACTGGTCGTGGCAGCCGGCGCAGAGCAGGTGCAGGTTCTCTGCCCGCTCATTTCCGCCCTCGCAACGCGGGAGAATGTGAGCGCGCACGGTCTCCTTCAGACCGCCCTCGCGGCAGCCGCAGGCGAAGCACCAGGCAGGACCGACGGCCATCGCCTCCTGGTAGGTGCGGACCTTGCCCAGAGCGACAAGCCGCACCGCCCACCGCTTGAGGATGCGCTTCGAACTGGGCATCCGTCGGTAGCTCGCAGGGTGCCGCGGCAGAGGGGCGTTGGGAGTCCGCTCGGCCCTCCAGCAGGGCCAGCAGCACCAGTCCCGCGTTTCGCGCTCACGTCGCCGCTCCTTGGCGGTCGCGACAAGCTGGTCGATCCACTCGTCATCGGAAAGGTCGCTCGTGAGGAGCTCGGCCACGCGCCGAAGGACACCCGGGTCCTCGATGGTGGGCGGGAGCCCCTGGGCGGCGCGGGAGGCGCGCGTGTACTCCTCCGGGCTCACGAGAGCTTGCCCCGTCCCTCGCAGAGAGCGCACTCGACACCAGCAATTTCCCCGCAGCCGGCGCAGTCGCCGCAGAGCCCGTCTGCCAGGGCGCTCGGCATCGCGACGGGGCTCGGGAACTCCGCCGGAACGTGTCCGGAAGATTCCGGTTCTGATTCCGCCGCCCCGCCCTCCAGCGCCTCGCGGGCGACCCGCTGTGACTCCGCGCAGTCGATGCACGCAGGCCGCCAGCGTTCATCGGGGTAGGGCACGGGCTTGCCCAGGCCCTCCAGGGCTGCGCGCAGGCGCTCCACCTCATCCATGAGCGCGGCCACGTCCTCGCGGTAGGCGCAGGAGCCGCCGCGCTCCCAGTGCTCCAGGCGATCCTGGATCGCGTAGAGGTCGAGGCTCACGCCCCCTCCCGTCTCAAACTCAGCCTGACGCCCGGCGTCGCGATCGCCTTGGCGTAGGCCGCGTTGGCGATCATCAGATCCGTCCAGCAAAAGCTGCACACGGGAACGAACTCCCCGACGTCAAGTGCGCACCAGTCCACGGCCAGCAGACGTCTGGACCGGCGCTCATGTCCACCTTTGCCATGAAGCGCCGCCATGGGTCCTGCTGCGGCCGGGTCCGTCTCGCGCAGACCCTTGAGCAGAATCGCTGCGCATGCCTCTTCGGCACGAACTCGTTGCCGCACTCGGGGCAGACACTCATCGCCAGCAGCTCCACGCGCGCCACGATCCCTGCTCGCGCCGCACCCAGGCGGCCGCGAGCGCTGCGGCGTACGGGCTGGTGCGGGGAAGCGCCGCATAGGGCGTCGAGTACCAGAGCGGACCGAACTGCATGAGGCCGATGTACTGGCCGTTGGTCGCCTCGGGCTGGAAGCGGCTCTCGCAAAAAGCGATCCGGCCCAGCTCGTCGCGGCTCACCCCGAACGTCACCGCCGCCAGATCCAGGGCCTCCTGCACCGACGGCCGGTGGCGCAGCACGGCGCGCTGGCGGTCCACGATGCGGTGAAGGCGGCCGAGCTCCACGGACACGGCGCGGCGGAAGTCCAACCCGGAGCGCTGCTCGCTCGTGCGCTGCTCCTCGGCGGCGCCGGTGAGGCCGGCTCCCAGGATGGCGAGGACCAGGGCGCCTGCGACGACGATGGTCCTCACGCGGTAGTGCTCCACGCGCCGTGAGCAGCGCGCACGTTGCGGCAACCGCAGACGGGGCACTCGGCGCCGATGGGGCGCTCGTGTCCGCGGCTCAAGCGCACGTAACCGGTCCAGCCGCAGTTACGGCAGGCGGCCGGGAGCGTGTATGTGCCGCGCTGGCGCGCCTCGCACGTGCTGCACGTGAGGTCGATGACGTCGCTCACCCCGGTCCGCTCCCGTTCGTCGGCACCCGGTGCCAGACGGCGATCAGGCGCCCGCCCGAGGTCCGCTCGCCGGTCTCCTCGCGGCGCACCATCCCGAGCTGCTCGGCACGGCGCAGGCGGTTCGAGATGTACTTGGCCGACAGCCCGCCGTGGCGGCGAGAGAGGTCGGCCGTCCGCCCGGGAAGGAGCGGCAGGATCTCCCCCAGCGCCTCCTCGAGCGAGCGGTAGGCGGCCGGCCGCGCCGGCGGCTTTCGCCCGCGCTCGGTTCGCTGGAGCCCGTAGAGCGGGTCGTTGCCGAGCGCCTCCACCGCCTCCTCGAGCGCCGCACGGCGCTTTCCGAGCTGCTCCTGGGCGAGGAGCAGGGCAACCCGCGCCGTGTTCAGGTCGGCGAGCGCCTGGAGGTAGCGGCGGTAGTCGCCGGCGGCTGGCGCGGGGGCGTCGAGGGGCTTGGTGGTCACGGCAGGCTGCGCCCGTGCTGCCCACGCGCCATCCACTCGCGCCAGCACGCCCAGCTGCACCAGAAGCGCGACCAGTCGCTGAAGCCCACACGTCCGGCCAGGCCGCCGCAGAAGTTGAAGCAGCCCATGGTCGTGCGCCCGCTCACGCCGCGGCCTCCTCCGCCCCCTCCTCCAGCGCCAGGAGCACGAGGAAGTCCTTCTGGAGCCCCCGCCCGAGCGCGTCGTTCTCGGACGCCCACATGCGCAGGTAGCCGATCGCGACGGGGAGGTGATGGCACTTGCGCCGGTGCTGGCCCGCCTTGCAGGTGCACTCGTCGGGACCGCCGGGGCGGAGCGTCACGCAGTAGACGCCCGACTCGCGCGAGGGCACGGGCGTCTGGAAGGTCGCGGGCTCGTCGTCGGTTGCCGCCGTGTGGCCGCCGAGCGAGCGGCCGAAGCGCCGGCGGGCAGCCAGCCAGACGCCGGCGAAGGTCGGGTAGTCGACCAGGTCGTCGACCGACACGCCGCAGTCGGTGAGAACGCCCCTCATCTTCCTGCGGGCGCCCTCGTCGGGCTCGATCCCGTTCTCGTGGAAGAGGCGGTTCCAGGCCGCGCGGGCCTCGGGCGTCGAGGGGCGCGCGGGCTCTGGATCGGGCGCGGGCGGGTCTGAGGCCACAGTGCCGCCGCTCTGGGGAAGCGGCGGCGGCTCGCCCCAGCCCGCCTCCTCGACGACCGGGTCGGGGTCGTCGAAGCCGTTCTCCTGCGGAAGAGCGGTGCCCGAGGGGAGCGCCGGTCGGCCGGACGCCGGTGGCGGAAGCTCACCACCCGTCAGCGCCCCACCGGGCAGCAGGTCACGCAGCGGCACCTGGAGGTCGATCACCGGCACGACGAAGCGGCGCGGGAACTTCTCCTGCGCCTTCTTGACCTCGCGCTTCTCGATCCGCAGCTCGCCCGGGAGGATCACGCCGGTCCGGGAGGCCGAGGCGATGAGCGCCATGACGCCCGGAAGCTCCCGGGCCGCGTACTCCCCGCGCGACTCGAGGCGCCAGATCCCCAGCACCGGGACGTCGGGGAGCATCACCGAGAGGCGGGTCGTCAGGACGCACTCCCGCCCCTTGGGTCCGTCGGGGTCGCACATGCACTTGCGCTCGCGCATGCCCTTCTCGGTGGGGACCAGGACCGTCACGCCGTCGCAGCGGCGCTGGCAGCCGCCGGCGGACCACAGCTCGAGCCACTGGCTGTACGGCTCCTCGGAGGGCGGGATCGCGATCGGGAGCGACGTCGAGGTCGTGTACAGCTGCCAGTCGGCCGGACCGTCCGGCCACGGCGTCACCTCGCCACCGTAGGCCTTGGCGGCCAGCGCCAGGATGTCGCGGCTGGACGAGGTGAGCCGGAAGGCCTCCAGCATGTGCGCCCGCGGCTTCCCGTTCTTATCGGGCACCTGGTCGCCCAGCCGGATGCGGCCGATCTCCCTCATGCGCCTCTGGATTCCAACTACTGGCATGCGAGCCTCCGGCCCTTCATCGAGGACCGCAGGCCGAGGCGGTAGGCGTGGGCGATGTTCTCGCCGCGCGTCACCAGCTCGAGGTTCGCGATCCGGTTGTCGTCCTTGACACCGTTGATGTGGTTCAGCTCGAAGCCGTCGGGCACCGGGCCGTGCACGGACTCCCACACGATCCGATGGGCCATCTGGAACCGCCGGAAGCCCGGGGTGCCGACGTCGATCTGGACGTAGCCGAGGCGGTCGCGGCTGCCGCGCAGGACCTCGCCGCGACGGCCGACGATGAGACCGCCCTCGGCGTCGACGGCGTAGCGCTCGGGCTGACAGCGCGCGTGCGCGAGGCTGCCGCGCCAGTTGAGGACTCGATCGGCGCGCAGGCCCCGCTCACCGCAGACGGTGCAGATGCGCCCAACGGTGGTCACGCGACGACCTCGGCCTGGGGCACAAGCAGGTCACCGAACGCCTGCTTGCTGAGGTCGGTCATCCATCTGTACACCTCGCGGCAGTACAAAAACGCGCCCCAGATGCGCTCGGACAGCTCGACCTCGGCAAAGAGGTAGCCCTCCGGCCACACGTACAGCACGGCGGCGAAGTCGATCGTCGGCAACTGGTGCTCGGTGCCGTCAGGCGCCCCGATGAATTCCGCCCGGGAGTAGGCGTTGAGCTGTAGGGCCGTCTCCCTATAGGGCGGTCCCTTGTGCAGGTCGCCGGGCCGCGCGCCGGTCTTGAAATCGACGAGTCCGACGCCGCGGCCAGGGAACTCCGCGATCAGGTCGAGCCGGCCCGCGTACTTTTCGGACCGGTTGTAGACCTCCTCCTCGCTGGCGAGGATTCGGGGCCGGAAGGCCTTGAACCAGCGCTCGGCCTGCCGGAGGTAGGGCTTCGCCTCGACCGGGGCCGCCGGCATCGGCCGCCCCAGGTTCAGCGCGTCGATGTAGTCGTGAACGACCGTGCCGAGGTTCGCCGCGCGATCGCGGTGGGCGTATGGAAGTTCCTTCAGGAACTTCACTGCGGCGTCGGCGTCGTGCTCGATCATCCCGACCAGGTGGCCGTCCTGAACGGCCTTCACGGCGCCTTCAGCAACAGAACGGATTCCCCACGGGAGCAAGGCTGGTTTTGGACAACCCCCGTTGATGATCGTGGTCACGCTGTAGAAGCGCTCGCCGCTCGGCTTCCAGTCGTAGAAGCGCTGGCCGGCCGCGGTAGAGCGGGCGTTGCGTGGGGGCATTACGATCCTCCGTGTCTGGCCGCGGCGTCGCTCTCGACGGATAGGCGCCGCGGCCGGTCGTCTAAGTGGGTTGGGAAAGTGGTGTGCCGGCGCCGTGGTTTTCCGCAGCGCCCGAGCCGGCGTCGGACGGGAAGATCAGGAGGCCTGCGTGGGGGCCACTCACGGCTTGGCCGTCGTCGTCATGCCGGCCGCCGGCGGAGCGGGGAGACCGCTCGACGCCGACGGCCGCGCGGCGGGCGACCCCACACAGCGCCCGCCAACCGGCGGTGTGCCGACCGCCGGGGTCTGGATGACGCCGTCGCCGCCGCAGCGTCGGCACGGGTAGCTCTCGTCGTTCCATGGCTCGCGGTTTCGGGAGCGGTTGAACCAGATCTCGCCGCTCCCTCCACAGGCGCCGCAGGTGACGAAGTCGGGAGGCGCGGACCACGACGCGGCCCAGCGCTCCAGGGCGTCGCAGAGGTCCTGGTGGGGGGCGTCGGTCATGCGGACGCTTCGCCCGTGACGATCACCCGCCGCCCGCCCGCTCCGCGCTCGCTATACCGGCGACCGGGCGGCTTCGGCGCAAAGCCTGCAGCAGCGATCCCAGCGTTCCAGGAGCCGAATCGCTGCCGCACCGTGTTCATCGAGGGCCAGCACCCGTCGGCGTAGAACCGCTCGGCGATGTCCGGCCGCCCATGTTGGCGCGCCATTCCCGGCAACCAGTCCATTGCCCCAGGGGGCCTGCCGTACAGGTCGGCGTAGTCCTTGATGGCGTCGATAACGGCCTCTTTCGTCCAGAACTGCCGCGCCAGGCCGCCACACCGCAAGCACCGATCTGCTCCCGTTTGGGGGCGCCACTCGCCGCAATCGACGCAGCGGTGCAGTGCATCGAACATCGCTGCACGCTCGCGGCGCGCCAGTTCCTGAACCTCTGGCGCGTCGCGCTTGAGGATCTGCTCGACGCGCTGTCGGCTGAGGCCGTACTCCGCGCCGATCGCCGCCAGCGTCCAGCCGTCGCGGCGAAGCTCAGCCATGCGGGCGTCGCGGGCGCTCATGTGGCCGGCGGCGGTCATGCGGCGGCCGTAGCCTTAGTCCTGCGCACCCCGGTGACCACGAGACGCAACTGGCCGGCTTCGACGCCCGCCTTCTCCTTCGCGCGCTGGGCGAGTGCGTTACGACGCTCGACGAGTCGGTCGATTCGCAGCGCGTATGCCTTCAGCGCGTCGAGGTAGTCGCGCTTCTCGAAGAGCGCCGTCTGCTTGTACTCCTGGCGGGAGCCATCCGGTCCCCGGACGATCTGGTTGACCCAGAGGCGGACGCCTTCCGCGTCGACCTCGCCGAGCACTTGGCGGGCGTCGATGCTCAGCCGGTCAACGACCGCCCTGCGGCGGAACTCGGCGTCAACGACTCCCGCGCCCTCGCACTCCTCAGCAAGCCCGCGCACATCCACGATGGCGCGGCCCTTGATGGTGCGCCGCATCCAGTCGCGGACACCCTCCACCTCGGGCACTTCAGGCTCTGCAGGCTCGGTCACTTCACCCTCCGCAAGTCGCGCTGGCCGTGCTGGTCGTCGGCGAGAAGAACCCGCCACTTCTGAAGCTGGGAAACGAGGTCGTCGATGGTCAACCGCCACAACTGGTGCGAGGCCTCTCCGTCAAGTGAGACCTCAACGAGGTCGGCGGCAGCCAGTGCACGCGCCAGACGGCCGGCATCGCGACTCAGTTCATGGCCGACGAATACCGGCGGAGTGGACGCCCGCTCCGGGCGCTCAGCCGGGTACTCCTTGCCGTCTGCGCCGGTGACGCTGTCGAGGTGTCCCACTGGGACACCTGCGAGGTCCCGAGCAACGGTGCTCTTTGGCGCGCCGACGGTTTCGGCGATCCGGCGAACAGAGAGACCTTCCTCGCGCAACCGGACAACCTCTTCCCGGCGCTCGCGCAGGCGGGTGATGAGGCCCTCGCGCGTCTCGGGTGCCAGCTGCCGGCGGTGCGCGTTCAGCGCGAGCGCGTGGTCGCGCTTCTGCTCCTCGGTCATGCCGTGGCGCTTGATGCGCATCGGTGGCGCGAGGCCCAGCTCGTGTGCCGCGCGGTCTCGGTGGGCGCCGTCGAGGATCACGCCGTCCTCGTCCACCTCGATCGGGACCACGACGCCGCGCTCGGCGATGTCGGCCTTGAGCGCCTCGTACTCGGCAGACGTCAGCGGGGGGAGGAGGTCGGAGAAGCGGCTCACGCCGCCTCCTCGTTCACCGGCGGTGCAGGCATTTCTCCACCATTGGGGGGTGGCGCGGGACGCAAAGGGGCTTCACCATCGACGGCGTGGCCGTCGAAGAGCGACCAGAGGTCGATCCCGTAGAGCACCGAGAGCGCGGCGAGAGTGCTTGCCCGCAGCTCATGGTCGCCCCGCTCGGCTGCCTGAAGCGTCGAGATCGAGACCCGGACGGCCTCCGCCGCTGCCTGCCGACTAAGGCCGGCGGCTTCACGTGCTGAGCGGAGCCGCGGGGCGGACAGGGCGAAAGTCACCGGGTGACTGTACCGCCGGAAATCCGGTAGCGCAAGACCCCCGGGAGATTTCGCCCGCGACTAGTTCGGCGGTGCTCCTTACCCTTCCGGTGATGCCGCCCCACCTCTCAGCGGAGCGCGTTCGCCAGGCGCGGGAGAGCCTCCCCGGGAAGAAGGGCCGTCACCTCTCCCGCGAGTCGATGGCCTACCTAATCGGCGTCTCTGTGAGCGCCTTGCAGGAATGGGAGCGAGACGGGGTGCCCAAGGCCGATGCGCTCCTGCGACTGGCGGTGCTCACCGGCAAATCTCTCGATTGGCTGCTGGGCGGCGGCGGCGAAGCCGACGAGAGTGCTACCGGACCAGCCGGAGCCCCGAGCCCGATGCCCCCGGACCGCCCGTACGGAGAACTGCTGCCGCCTCCCGAGCACGCTGAGAATCCCGGGCGAACCAGCGACCCTCCGGCGTCTCAGCCCCCAGGTCGTCGGCGGCGAGCGAGCTGATCTCGGCGGCCGCCCGTAGCCAACGAGCTACGCGGTGGTCCCGCTCCGCCACCCGATCCACCGGCTCGCGCGCGTCGATGCTCATGCTGCCTCCATTCTAAGGGAGGCGCTGCTCTCGCCCGCAGCGCGGACGCGCCAACGTCCCAAAAACTTCAGGCCGCGCGCGATCGGGGAAGCCGTACTTCACCACTGGCGGCAGCCGTAGACCCGGTGGTGCGGATAGCTCGACCTCCCCCATACGGGTGATGCGCCCCGGTGGGCATGAGGCCACGGTGGGGGTGTGCCCCGACCAGGAGATGCCCGATGAAGTCCACCACGATCGACGAGAACGGCGACGTCCGCTGTCCCAAGTGCGGCGCCCGCAACGCCTTCACCTCCAAGCGCACCGGGAAGGCGAAGTGGGCGACCGGGCTCGCGACGGTCGTGACGTTCGGCGCTGCGGCCGTCGTCGCGCCCGTGGTGATTCCCAAGCGGCTCAAGTGCAACGGCTGCGGCACCAACCTGAAGCGGGCCGCCTAGCCCCAGAACCCACGTGGCCCGGCGGCGCTTGAACGCCCCGGGCCGCGGCAACGAGGAAGGACCTCGATGCCCAGCAACGCTACTCCCACGTGCGCCTGCTGCCCCGCCCCCGCCACCTGCGCCCGGCGCTACCCGACCACCGCCCCAACGCTCAGCCTGCTACCGTGGCCACGGGTGATAGCCGGGTGGCGACCGTAGTGGACGCCTCTTCGAGGCCCCTCGTGCTCCGGCGCGGGGGGCTTCTCTTTGCCCTCAGACAACGGAGTAGCGCCGCGACCCGCGGTAGTCCGAGGCGCGGTAGTGCAGCGGGTACTTGGAAATGGGAGTGTGGCCGAACGAGATCACGTTCCCGCCGTCCACCACGAGCGCCTCGTGGCTGGGGATGCCGTTCCCCATGTTGCCGTAGAAGGCGACGTCGCCGGGCTGGGGGCTAGCGATGGCCTCGCCCCTTCCCCACTGGGAGCCGGTGTAGCCCTGGCCGTTGTAGCCCAGGCCATTCGGATCGATCGCACCCGCCGCCTTGTAGCAGAGGGTGACGAGGGTCGAGCAGTCCACCTCATCGCGCGCCTCCTTCACCCGCAGGCTGGCCGGCATAGGGCGGTACTGGCGGTAGACGAAGAGCCCGTTGTTCGCGAGCGCCCAGTACGCCTCGGCCACGATGGCGCCCCGCAGCGCCTGCTCCTTGCTCTCGTGCTGACGAGCGACCTCCAGCGCCTGGGCCTGCCTCAGGAGCCGACGCTGACCGGCGCCGAGGTACTGCTCGAGGTGCTTCCAGACCAGCGCCCCGGCGAAGTGGCCATCGGACTCCGAGGTCCACGCCCGCTTGAACGCGGCGACATCGCGAACGGTCAGGCTGCCGTAGACGCCCTTCCCGTTGTTGACCGCCTTGTCCCGGAGCGCCTTGCGGAGCCCCTGCTGGAGCGCCTGGACGTCCGGCCCCCGGTCGCCCGCCCGGAGCGAGCGCGGCATCAGGCGCCCTCCTCGTCTTGCCAGACAATCTCGGTCCCGTACTCCGGGTGGCCGTGGATCGCCTCAAAGTCCGCGAAGGAGTCCCAGGCCACGGTCGACCGGAAGGCCGTGAGCCAACGGCAGGCCACTCGCCCATCCGAGAACACAACGCCTTCCACTTGTGCTGTGGCAGGATCGTTGTACGCCTGCGCCGGAAATCGCTCAGTGCCCGGTTCGATATCGCGTCGGTAGAGCGTGAAGCGCCGCATCAGGGCACCACGATCTGGTTCTGGACCTCGTCACCGACCACGGGGAAGGCGGGGTCGTCGGGGCCGGCGGTCGTGGCAAGGCGCGCCTCGTGCTTCTGCCAGCCGTCGAGCCACTTGTAGGCCACGCCCAGGAGCGCGGCGATGCCGGCGATGATGCCGGCGGTGGAGGTGGTGTCCATCCCTCCCAGCACCGGCAGCAGGCCGAGGATCAGTGCGATGACCGCAGTCGCGATGGCGACCACGCGGTTCGGGCTCATGGCCCTCCTCTCAACGGGTGGAGCGGCAGGGGTAGTGATGCCTGCCGAGCTGGCGGAACATGATGGCGGCCGGGTTCAGCGAGTGGCCGCGGCCATGCAGATGACCGGCCTCATGGAGGAGGCTTTCGCAGATGAGCCAATCGGGCATCTGCTCGACGAAGTCGGGATCGAGCACGATCAGGCAGCGTGCGGGGAGCGCATAGCCGGCATTCGTGAGCCCGTTGAGGGGCTCCGGGATGTGCAGCGGCGTGACCACCACCCGCAGGCGCCCGCATGGAGCCGGCCCCCAGTAGACGCGGGCGAGCGGGATCGCCCGCAGCACCGACGACGGCAGGCTCGACGCCGGGAGGATGAACGGCACCAGGACCAGGAGCGCCACCGCCGCCAGCGTGCGCCAGTTCACTCACGGGACCGGCGGCGGCGGCGTTGGGGTCGCGTTTGTCATGGCCCTCCTGTCGGTGGGAGATGGTCCGTCGAGCGCGGCCAGCGCGGCGGTCCACCGAGCCGGTCGCGCCAGAGGTTGAGCCACCCGCGGAAGGTCCCCCGCTTGCAGTAGAGGAAGCTCGCCGCATGCCAGGAGCGGCACCAGCGGCAGTAGAGGAAGCCCGCGCGGATCAACGGCATCGGCATGGGCTCGTCGCCCGTCATGGCACCGCCGGCGCCGGCGGCATAAGCGCCGCGACCTGGGCCTCGAGCGCGGCGATGCGCGCCTGGTCTGCTTGCTCCTGGGCAGTCAGCGCCTGCACCTGGGCAGCCAGGGCCGCGACCTCCGCCTGGTCGGCAGAGGTGCCGGGGGGGCCCTGCGCGCCTTCGGGCCCGGCAGGCCCGGCAGACCCATCTGCACCCCGAGGACCGTCCGCACCTTGCGGACCCCGAGCACCCTCCGCACCGTCCGCACCCCGAGGACCTTCCGCACCCTGCGGACCCGGGTCACCCTTCGGACCCGGTTGCCCCACGGGACCGGACGGCCCCACCGGACCCAGCGGCCCGGTCACGCCTCGAAGCCCCTGACGTCCAGGGGCGCCCTGCGCGCCGGCCGTACCGGGCGTTCCCCGCAGCTGCGCTATCACGGGGGGGACTCCGCGCGCAGGCTTCGGAAGCGGCTTGAAGGTGCCGGTCACGGCGAACTTTGCACAGTCCTCGGGCACGGCCTTGACCCGCAAGCCGCGGTCCTGGGCAAGACCGACGAGCAGACCGTCGCGTGGCTTCAGCCAGTCGCAGGTCGACTTGTTGCTTCGGCTGACCTTGGCGTCAGTGGCGTCGCTCTGCCGCTGAAGGCCGTCGATCAACGCCCGGTTGGCGTTCGACGCCTTCTCGTTGGCCGTCGATGCGAGGTAGACGGCGTAGACGGTGGCGCCGAGCGAGCAGGCGAGCACGGCCATCGCCAGCACCAGCGACACCCGCAGCGCCATCACCTTCGCGAGGAGGGGGTGCTTCCTCAACGGACGACCATCCCCACCGCCAGGGCGATCAGGGCGAGCCCCTCGGCGGCGACGACGATGAGGCACTGCCGGCGAATGCGGGCCAACACGGCGACCCACCCACGCTCGTACCTGTTCACGCCTTGCTCCTTGTGAGGGCGGTGCCGCCGAACCCGATCAGCCCGTAGAAGGAGCCGATGGCGGCGACGAAGGTCGGGTCGTGCAGCGAGGGGATGAACAGGAACGAGATCAACAGGCCGAGGCCCGTGACGGCGAGCACGACGGGCCAGAGCACCCTGAACAGGTGACTGATCGCTTCGGCGTGCTGGAGCGCCGTGCGCTCGCGCTGCGTGGGCTCCTCATCGGAGATGGCCTGTCACCTCACCGCGCCCCCAGACACTCGGGGCAGACGACCGGCATCCAGCCGAGGATCCCCGTCTCCCAGACTGCGCCCTGCCCCCAGCAGGTCGGGCAGGGGAAGGGCCGGCGCGGCGCGGGCCGGGTGACGGCCGCCCGCCAGTCCCGCCAGCTGCGGTAGCTGCCCGTGCGGGTCCTCACCATCACGGCACCCACGGGTGCGCGCGTGCCCAGGCGAGCGCCCCGCGGTAGAGCTTCCAAATACTCCTCTCCTGCTTCGGGCTCATCGCCCCTCCTTCCCGTCGTCACGCCGTGAGCGGGTCGAGCCGACGACGGGGTCTGGGAGGTCGGCGGTCCTACGTCTGCGGTTCTAGCGGTCGGCGCGGATGCGCCCCCTTCTCATGCCGCCGGGCCGATGTCTTCCACCAGGATGTAGGCGGGGGTCCCGGCCGCGGCGTCGAGCTGGATCGTTCCGGTGCCGGTCGTCCGCTCAAGGGTCAAGAAGTACGTGTGACTTCCCGCTGAGGGAGTCGTGAAGGTGCTGCCGGGGTTGCTGACGACGGAGCCGCTTCCCTGGGCGACAGTCACCTGATTCGCCTGTGCCCAACGGCCGAGCTTGGTGGCGCCCTCCTTGATGTAGCCGATGCCCTGCCCATCACCGACGGTGCGCTCGATGACGCCAACCCCGGTGATCCTGATCTTGCGGCTGGTCCCGACCGTCACCGTGACGGTGAGCCCGGTGAGCGCGGTGTCGGTGGTGATGCCGGTCTGGTTGGCGGTCACTTCCGCGTAGCCGATCCACCCGCCTGGGAGCTTTGTGAAGTTGGCGCTCGTGAGAACGTCGCCAACGGACTGACTGCCGGGATACGCGGTGCGGACGGCCATCGGGTTAGGGCTCCTCGGGCGTTTGGAGCATCAGCGGGTGGACCTGGGGATCCTTCGGCTCAGTAACCAAAGACATTCCACTCCAGGCGCCCCAGCGTCGCGTGGTCGAACGCCAGGACCGAAAACCTCGTCGCGTCCTGGAGCGCCCAGACGGTGGACCAGGAGTCGGGGGTGAACGAGTGGGCGATCCCGCGGATGAAGGCGTCGCGGCTGATCGGGCTAGCCGCGCGCCCGGGCGGGCGCAGCTTGACCGTGATGCGGTCCCCGAGCTCGCGGCCCAGCACCTGCGGGTTCAGGTTGGTCGGGTCCCGGCGCGGGTCGATCGTCAGCGAGTCGACCCGGGTGTCGCCGTAGAGCTTGACGACGCCGGCCTCGACCCGTGCCCCGCTCGAGAGCCCGACCACGTAGCCCGCATAGTCGGCGGCCTCGGCGTCGGTGGTGAGCAGGAGCCCGGTCCGCGAAAACTCGTGGTCGCCGAAGTAGGTCCGGCTGTCGGTGTCGGAGGCGGTCTGCTCGCCGCCGCCGAGGTTCGTGATGTGGACGAGGTTCTTCAGCTGCACGTCGTCGTTTATGAGGTGGACGTCCTGGTAGCGAAGCTCGCCGACGACGTCGCCGAAGGTGCCCTGCGAGGTGACCGAGCGGGCGTCGGTGAAGAGGGCGTCTCGCTGGCGGAAGACGACCGTGCCGCCACCGTTCACGTAGAGCTCGCCGAGCTCGGAGTCGGCCACCAGCTGCATCTCGGCCCAGGTGGAGGGGTTGTCGACCGCGTAGCCCTGCATCGTCGAGTTGCCGGCGTCCACGTCGCCGGTGAAGCCCCAGAGGGACAGGAGCCCCGTGATCCGTGAACCCGACAGCTCGGCCGGGGGCGTGTACGCCGTCGCCGCGAGACCGTCGAGCGCCTTGGTCGCGTCCGTCCCGGAGAGGGTGCAGATGGCGTCCTTGGCGCCGTCGGGATAGGCGAGGTCCCAGGAGTCGGCAAAGCCCCGCCAGAGGTAGTAGCCAGCGCCGTAGCTGGAGCGGATCCGGAAGGGCACCCCGGGCAGGATCTGCGAGCCCGATCCCCAGACGTAGGGACCGCTGAGGTTCGTCGGATCGAAGCGCGCGTCGAGGTTGGAGAGCACGACCGATGCGGTCGAGGCCTCGTAGCGCACGAGCACGCCGTCCGAGCGGGAGCTGCCGCGGTTGATCTGCCCGGAGCGCACGTAGGCGGTCACGTCGGTCCAGGTGAAGGCGAAGTCGAACATCACCTCCACCACGACGTTGCCGATCAGGCTCATGTGGCCCACTCGCCGAGCACCACGTAGACGGGGAAGCCGCCCACGGTCTCGGTGATGGCGGTCGGGTCGATGGTCGCCGGCATGGCGCCGAGCGTGGCGGGCACGGTGCCCCAGCGCGGGATGGAGGCCGCCGCGAGCGCGGGGCTCACCGCGAGTGCGGCGACGGCGCTCACGGCGTTGTTGTTGGTCACGGCGAAGAAGAGCTGGCCGGCGGGCAGCGCAATCGCCGCCGCGGTGAGCACCGTGTAGCCGAGGACCGTGGCGACGGCGCCGGAGGTCCAGAGCCGGGCGCCGACCTCTGAGAAGATCGCGAACTGGAAGGCGGCCGCCGCGGCCGCCGGCGTCTTTATGATCGCGCGGTTCAGGACCAGGGGGCCGGGGAGCAGGAACGGGAAGACGCGCGCCGTGGTGGCGCCGAGCGCGGTGGGGCTCAGCGTGCCGGCGGCGCCGGCGGGATCCGGCCAGGCATCCACGAGCGCGAACTGGCGGACCGCGATGGAGCTGGCGGGGCCCGGGACGCCCTGGATTCCCTGGATCCCCTGGACGCCTGCGGCACCAGCCGTGCCCTGGATCCCCTGAGCGCCGGGCGCACCCGCCGTTCCCGCAGCCCCCGCCGGGCCGGCCGTTCCGGGGATGCCCTGGATCCCCTGGACGCCGGGCGGCCCCGCCGCGCCTGCCGGGCCGGCGAGCGCCGATCCGCCGGCGACGGCCGCCAGCTGCGCCTCGAGCTGCGCCAGCCGCTGCGACAGGGGGGCGAGGGTGACCGGCATCAGGGGCGTACCCGAACCCAGCGCTGGCCGTTGCGTCGCTCGTAGGTGTCCACGAGCCGGATGATCTGCTCGGGCGTCATGTTGGCGCCGTTGACGGTCACGCTGGTGTTGTAGGTGGCAGCCCCGCCACCGCCGCCTCCGTAGCCCCCGCCGGCACCCAGCGGCACCACCATCTCCGGACCTGCCTCCCCGATCAGCGCGAGCGTGGGCTTGCTGACGATGCCGCCGGTCGCCATCGGCATCGCGCCGACCGAGCCCGCTGCGAACCAGTCCGCATAGGCCTTGGTGGAGGCGGCGCTCGCCCCCGTGGCCGCAGCGGCGGTGGCGGAGTAGTCCCAGGAGTCGGCCACGTTGGCGGGTGCCCAGGCCGCAGCCGCTGTCGAGGCGGTCGTGTCGGACATCGGGCCGAGCGGCACGACGGTCCCGTCGGGGAGCAGCTGCATCGGGCCGAGCGCGGCGAGGTTGTCGCGCGCCTGCTTCAGCCCGCTCGCGGCGGTCAGGTAGGCCTGGGCCGAACCGGACTTGGCGGCGGCCCCGAGCGTGGCCGTGGCCTCGCCGACCAGCGTCTGGAGCGCGGCCAGGTCGTCCGAGAGCTGGGGTGTCAGCTGCGCCATGGCCATGGCGAGGTTACCCTTGCTGAGCGGGTCCGCCTCCCACGCCTGGGTCGGGATCGTGAGCCCGAGCTTCTCCAGGAGCGCGTTCCGGGAGACGCCGGGGACCGCCTTCACCGCGCCGAGCAGGGTGCTCTGCAGGGCCGCCGAGAGCACCGTCATCCCGGCCAGGATGGCGTTCGCGGCGCCGCGGATCAGCGGCTCGCCGATGTACTTCGCGCCACCGTGCTCCATCGGGCTGAACGGGTTCAGGCTCGAGATCAGGCCGCCGATCCAGCTCTCGACCTTGCCCTTCAGCCAGCCGCCGAGTCCCTGGATGGCGTTCCAGATACCCGTTGCCAGGGCCTGGCCGATCCCGGCCGCCTTCTGCAGCGCCCAGGCGGCGGCGCTGGAGATCGCAGAGCCGACGAACTGGACGAGCTTCGAGGCGAGCCCGGCAAGCGCCGCGAGGCCGGCCTTGATGCCGTCCCAGATGGCCGTACCGAGCGCCCTGGCAGCCGCGAAGAACGTGCCGATCAGCCCCTTGATGGCCGCGACGACAGCCTGAAGGGCGTTGCTGGCGATCCCCTTCAGCCCGTTCCAGACCTTGCCCCAGTCGCCCGAGAGCAGCGCCATCACCGTCTCGATGACCGCCTTGATCGTCTGGATGGCCGGTCCGACAACCGCCTTCACCGCGTTGAAGGCGGCCAGCACGATCGGGCCGAGCCGACCCCAGGCCGTCTGCAAGCCGGCGATCACGCCCTGGATCGCGGGCACGACGTTGGCCTTGATCCAGGTCACGGCGACCTCGACCGCGCGGCGGACGGCGTCCATGACGGTCTCGAAGACGGCCTTGATCTGGGGCCAGTGCGCGCCCACCCAGGCAGCGGCGTCGGCGAGCGCGGTCGCCATCTTGGCCAGCACCGGAAGGAGCGCGGTGCCGATTCGGATCTGGAGCACCTCGAGCGCGCCCTTGAACTGCTCGAGCTTGCCCTTGAAGTTGTCCTGCATGACCGCGGCGGTCGTGGCGGCGGCGCCCGTCTTTGTCAGGCCGGCCGTATACCCCGCGAGCGTCGCGGGACCGGCGTCGATGAGCGCGAGCAGGGTCCTGAAGCCGTCGGTGCCGGCGATGGTCGACAGGAACGCGACCTTCTGCGCCGCCGTCATCCCCTCGGTCGCCGCGCGCAGACGCGTCGAGGCCTCGGCGGCGTTCACGAAGTTGCCCTTCGCGTCGGTCAGGGTGAGGTTGTGGGCCCTCATGGCCTTCGCGGCGGCGTTCGACGGCGAGAGGATCTGGATGAGCGCGTTCTTCATCGAGGTGCCGGCGTCGGAGTTCTTGACGCCGGCCTTGGCCATCGCCTCGAGGATGACCACCGTCTGGTCGAAGCTGAGCCCGGCGGCCTTCGCCGCGGCGCCGCCCTGGGTGAGCGCCATCCCGAAGTCCGCGACGTCCGCGGTGGTCGTGTTCGCCGCCGTCGCGAAGGCGTCCGCGATGTGGGTGACCTCGCTGCCCTTGAGACGGAAGAGGTTCATCGCGTTGGCGGCGATCTTGGCCGCGTCGGCGAGGTCGAGGCCGCCGGCCGCCGCCAGCGACAGCGACCCCTTGAGCGCGCCGCCGAGGATGCCGGCGGTGGAGACGCCGGCCTTTGCCAGCTCCGTTTCGGCGTCAGCAACCTGGCGGGCCGAGAAGACGGACGAGGCACCCAGCTGCAGCGCCGCCTCGCGCAGCGCCGCGAACTGCGTGGCAGTCGGACCGGCGACCGCCTTCAGGGCGCTGAGCTTCTGCTCGAAGTCGCCCGCCACCTTGACCGACGACGCGAGCGCGACGCCGACTCCGGCGACGCCGGCGGCGAGCCCCATCTTGAGCACGCCGGCGAGCTTGTTGCCGGTGGCCTGCATCCTCGAGGAGCTCTGGGCCATGCGAGCGTCGGCCGCAGCCATCCCACCCATGAAGCCCTTGACGTCGGCGTCGAGGACGACCTTGAGGTTGCCGATCGAGCCGACGGCCACTAGCGGCCCTTCCTACGCGCCCGGTCGCGGGCGTGGATGGCGGCGCGCGCCTCTCGCTCGTACTCCAGTCGGTAGAGAGCCACCCATTCCCTGTACTCCCGCTCGAGCATCTCGTCTCTCATTCGGGCGACCGTCATCCCCAGGTCGCGGGCGAGCCGGAACTCGAACTGGAGGTCAGGATCCCTCGCGAAAGGTGGCCACCTGCTCGCGCGCGAAGCCCGGCGTCATCCCGTTCACGCGCGTGATCGCGGCGAGGATGGTGTCGATCCTGGCGGCGCCCCAGGTGTCGAACGCCTGCTGGGTCTGCTCGACCGAGAGCGCAGGGTCGGAGAGGCCCCTCTGGAACATCAGGAGCTCCAGCTTGTCCTCGTCGATCTCACCGTCGGGGCCCTTCGCCTCCTTGCGCAGCCGCCGCTGCTCGGACTTCGTGAACCCGTGTACCACCACGGTGCCCATCCCCTCGATCTGGACCTCCTCGGAGTCGACCAGCGCGACCTCGTGAGTGAAGTCGTCGACACGCAGCCGGCGCCCGGATCTGTCCCCGTTCGGCACCGCCTCGACCGCCAGCGGCGCGACAACCCCCGCTGCGAGATCCACCTCCATCAGATGACCGAGATCGTCATGCCGCTCGTGATCTGGAAGTCGGCGCTGAAGGTCACGGCGTCGTCGATGCCGCCTCCGGGGCCGGCGTAGCTCGTGAGAAGCGCCGTGCCGAACCACTTCTGGAAGCCGGTCGCGGAGCCCTGCGGGTACCACTCGATCGCAGCGGCGGCGGCCGTGCCGAGCGCGTAGAGGAGGGTGCCCATGAAGGGGTCGTGAATCCCCTCGCAGCTGATCGTGCCGGGGTCGGTCTGGGTGCGGATGTACTCCTTGAAGGTGTCGCCAAGGGTCGAGACCTCGGCGGTCTGCGCGTCGACCGACGGCCCCTGCACGCTCGTGAGGTAGGGGGAGATGTCGACGATGCCGCCGCCGATGGGGGTGGTGACCTTCAGCTGAGCGTTCTTGCCCGCGGAATAAGCCACGTCTGCTCCTTAGTTCGGGTCTGCGAGAGCGCGGTACATGGCACCGCGGTGGTAGAAACGCACCCCGGCGACCACCTCGGGGTAGTCCACGTCGGAGACGCGGCGCAGGTAGAGGTGGGTGTAGCCGGTGATGGTGAGCGCCCGGTCGGCCAGGGCGTCGTTGATGAGCTTCGCGATCGTGCCGCCGGCGACGGCCGAGGGGCCGATGGTCACGCCGCGCACGATGTAGAGGTCGTTCTCGATCGCCACGCCGCCGAAGGTGTGGATCGGGGTGCCGGCCTGCTTGTTGTAGACGACGTAGGGCGGGTTGCGG